GGAAGTGTATCTGCGGCCGTAGCCGGGATTGGTTGCTGTAAATCTACAAGCAACAAGCCGGTAAAAGCATTGTTTCTGAACGCATCGAAGGTGTAGGTCACATTCGTTGTCGTAGCGGCAACACTTCTACTCTCAATCCCTATTGTCCTATTCAAAATAAACATAACCGATTGTTTAGAATGCGTTATTAAATCCGTTGCAAAAACCTCCATAGGGGAAACCATATCCGCAATAGTTAGGAATCAAGCCGTAATTCTCGTTGATGGCTCGGTTCACTGGCACATAGGTTTCTGGGCAAGCAATCTTCTTAACGGGAGGTTGGTTGCATTGAATTTCTTGCAAAGCATTGTAGATGGGTTGCAATTCGGCTTGTCGCTCTGAACGTGCGGTAAGAGTAGCGATTACGCGGTCTTTTTCTGCAAGTTCGCGGTCTTTACGGCTATCTTCAATCGCATCAAGTTTAGCAATGATAGCTGCGGTATTAGCACTTCCCGATTGCTTCAAGTCGCAAGTTTGGTCACGGAAAGCATAGCCCAAATCAGAGAAACCACGAGTTAAGATTTGATTGGTGTTGCAGAATCCGCGCTCGGTAAGGTAGTTGCTTTCAGCGATAGCTTGGCGAAGTTCACAGCAGCAATTACACAACTGACTAATGATATTAGCATTACCAGCTTGGATTGCGTTGATAATCTGTTGTGTACTCATGCCTTGTTGGCCACTGAATTGACAAATTTGTCCTGCCAAACCATTGATAGCCGCCATCAACTGACCTACCGAACAATTATACGATTGTGCAAGTGTAGCAATGTCAGTGCCATTGCGATTGATAGCTTGCAGAATCATTTCTCGTTCAACATTGTTGTTACCACCACCAAAGCCAAAACCATTACCATTGCCGAATATACCGGCGGCAATAATCAAGCCGATAAGGTCACCAATGCTACTAAATCCAAAGCCGTTTCCATTACGGCCACCAAGCAATGCAGCAGTAGTAGCATCTACCGATTGGTTGGGTGTTTGCTCAAACACATAAGTCTTGTCACTCATACTTTAATTAATTTTAGTTACACAAGGCACTATTGCCTTGCACCGCAAAAATCAAGGTAAGTATGTAGATGGAATAATAGTTCGTGGAAAGTTCGTAGAAAGTTCGTGGATAAGTAAAGTTTTTAGCAATTTCTTTACCTATCATATTTATAAATTAAAGTTTTGGGCATTTTCTTAACTTATAAAAATCGTTATTTAAGTTTTTTGGTAATTTCTTAATTTTAACAGAAAAAAGCAAGGGGCAACCCGAAAGCCGCCCCCGTTGTGAGTATAAGTCCTCACACAATACCCCTCCTTACGATGAGGTACACAATCGTAATTGTGCAATCTACGTTGAGTCACGTTGCGCACCGATGCTCTTCAATAGTGCAAAGATAAGCAAATTATCTCATACCGAAAACACCCATAGCAGCATAATTATACCTATCCTTATCAACCATACACAACAACGAATAAACCTCCGATGAAAGCAATGCCACGATGTTACGCTCAACCTGATACATATTCTTCCAATGATTCAAATCTTCATTACCTTCGCCAAACATTTTGAAGAAACCATTTTTGAGCTTATCAAAATCATCATCATCGAACTTATCCATTAAGCACTCCGTTTTAGCATTTTCCTTACCCAACGTATAAGCCTGTTCAAGCCAACACTTAATCATGCCGATTTGCTCATCATTGAAATTCTCCGATGTAGCCTTGTCGTTGATAAATCTCTCTTTCAGCTTTGCGATTTCATCAATCAAATCTTCTTTCAAATTTTCCATAATGATAATTATTAGTTAAACAACAACTATAACAATCAAGTATGAATTTTGTTCAATCCTTTCCAGTTCATTCTAAATTGGAAAATTAAAATACACTTATATCGCACTGAATAACAACCAATTACAAGCCGTTTGCAAAATAAGCATGATTTCAACCCCTTATTTTGCACTCCTCATACATCTGCTTCAACCCCCACCTATACCTACACCTCTCCCTAAACGAGTTCTTCGCCTTGTTTACCAACTGCACAGATAACCCACTTACCCTCGCAATCTGCCTATCGCTCATGCACTCCGAAAGCACCGCCACAAGCACATATCTTGCATCTACACATTCCTCTCGGTTGCAATGAAGAATCGCACCAACTTCCAATCCCGATGCGTTTCTAACGCTTATAATAACTTTCTCAAAAAAATCCTTTTCTACCATAAACAAAACCGCAATAAAATTGTTTTTAGGCCAAAGCCTCCGACAATCTTATCACGGTTGTTACTCATTCTGCCAAGTCCGAGTAGTGGGGCTTTTATTTTATTTCCTTGCCCCGATGGAACACACTTATTAACCAATAAGTAGTCGCTACCACTTACTTTTCTTTATACATATCTTGTAGGCTTGTTTTCATTCCAAACCTCTTTGATTATTCTTATCAGCCGTATAATTCCAAGAACTCCAAGCACTCCGAGAACTCCCATCGCAATCCCTCCAAGCTCCAACTTCATTTTCTGCCACCTCGTTAGCGGCTTCTCCACCTCAATAGGCACATCCCTTGTAAACACCTTAATGTTATGCGGCATCTTGAAGTCAATCTGCAATGGCTTGTCAAATATCCATAGTGAATGAAATAGCTTCCCACCATTATACACCGCCCAAGAACCTGCATAGAGATTGAACAGATAACTACTTGCGCTATCTCCTTGCACCTCTACAATCACACTATCCCTGTAAGGCACAAGTTTCTCCGTGATAATCGTATCGGTGTAGTAGATGCTATCCACTTTCGTATTCTCAATGGGAACGTACTTGATATGCGTACAAGATGCCATCAACGCAAGCAACAGCATCAACGATAAGAACAATGTGAAGAACATCGTCAGCAACATCTTAAAGAAATCTCTATCTTCCATAAACCTTTTCCATTTAGAATTGTTATACTATCAGACTGTTCATAATTCGGGGGTAGCAATGCGGCTACTCCTACCCCTTGAAATAGGTTATTTTATTGGCACTCATTCCGTAGGTCATTACATCAATATGCACCCAAGTCACATCAGATTCCACTCTAATCTTACAAGGCAGATATACTTGATAGTCATCAATCCACTTGCGCACTTCCTCTGCGGTCATACCTTGAACATGAAAGTCCACACCCTTACCAAACAGGTGAGCCGACAAATAAGGCTTCTCCAAGTAGGTCTTTTCCTTAACCAATGGGTCGCAATTACACCTCAACCCACGTTGTGACTTATCACCACCCCACTTCCAGTTATTGATGTAGATAGGTCTATTAAGATGCTCTCTGATAAAGAGTAACACATCAAGCAAATCCCTATCAAGAAAATCCCAAGCAGCTTCCCCGAAACGATTGTACACATGAGGACACACAAGCTCATGTATAGCGAAATAATCTTTAATGCTTTTCATCTTCCTTCTCTATTATTTCTTCAATATCTTCTTTTGCAACATCAAACTTTTTGCTGAACACTACCGCAATCATCTTAACCAAGTTCACATCATAACCTCGTGGCTTTAAGATATTAGACATTATGCTTGAAAACTCAATTAAACACACCGCCAAGCAAGCCCATTTATCTATTACTCCACCGCCATTAGCTGCCACATCTATCACTGCAACCATGATAACGAACATAAAGTAACTTAGCATCTTGCCCATTGTGCGTCTGCAAGCACTACTGAACCTCACTTCTTCGCCCATTAACAAGCATTTCCTTATGCCTACAACCAAGTCGCAGATAATCACAAAGAAACTAACAACAAGCCACGGAATCATGTGCCCGATGCTCTCTTGTAAGAATGTAGCGAATATCACCGAATATCCACCCTCTGTTAATACTACTGCTGTTCCTTTCTCCATTTCCCCCTTTCCCTTTTAACTTTTAATTATTATTACTACCTTTGCAAAGTAAATTATGTTCTTCCCCCCGAGGTCTGCAAAGATGTTAGGGGAATTGCTATCCCCATACATCTTCACAAGTAACTTACCGAATTACATTACGATGTTAGTATTGCTGAAAATAGAATGCTTTTATAATAGCAGTTGCATAGTTACCCATATTCTTTCTTCCATCATTATTTGGATGCAAACCATCCCTTAGATAAGGGCCATAATTAGGGGCATCCTTTTCAAGACAACCGTTAATTCCGCAATTATGGAACATATCTATAATCTGAACACCGAAATCTTGAGCAATATCCTTAATGTAATCGGACTTCTGAATCA